ATGACCCGCCAGGGGAATATCTTACCGAATAACGGGCTGGCGGCATTATCGGGTGAATACTTGGATACCTTACCCACCTTAATCTGTACGTCCATAGTTGCGGCGGGGGCATTGCCGTCTTCTTTCTCCTTGCCCCTACGGAATGATACGCTTTGCACGTCTGCCGTTATATCATCAATCGCCTGGGAGAAATCAGGGTCGGCAGCCCAATCGGTCATATCCCAATCTACCATTACCTCATAGATAAGCGTAGGCGGAGTTCCAGCCATTACAGACCACTCCCACCGAAGAAGTAACTCTGGTTTACTCCCTTGAAACTATTACGCCGATTGTCCTCACCTACAACCTGTTTTACTGCGCGGGCAAACTTACGGAAGCTAGTCTCATCCCCTATAAAATTGCCCACATTGACATTCACAGTTTGTCCGAAGCCTTGGCCTAGAGGTACAACCGCTTCCGGACCGGACTCGCCTATCATGGCTAGTGTTGGTTGTCTGACTATACCGCCACCAGCCAAACCAGCCATACTGCGGGTTCTGGCAAGGGCTTCAGCGGCGACTTCGCTCCTGCTCTTACCATCACTTTCTGAAGCGGTACTGGTTGGTTTTGTAGTTGATGGTATGGCTGGTGGCGGCGGCGTAGCCCCTGGATATATACCCAAATCAGGGCCGGGAACTTCAAACATATCGCCCATTGCCTTATTCATACCAATGATTGCCGCTGTGGCAAGACCAGCACCCACAGCCAGGATAGCCCATCCAGCGGGGCTTAAAGAGTGCATGATTATAAGTGCAGTATTTATCGCAATTATGGCTTTAGCCAGCATACCTAGACCAAATAAGATACCACCGCCTACAACTAATACTGCGGCAACGATTGCTAGAGCTTTAGCAAGTCCATTGTTTGCCTCAATCCAATCCTTAACATTTCCGATTATTTCAACAGCCTTATTGGCAAAATCGGTCAGGGTAGGCATCATATCTTCTATGAATGCTGCACCTGCTCCCTGTACTGAGGTCTGTAACCGTTGCAGGGCATCGTTAAAATCCTCTGCCGCTTTAGCGGACTCCTCATCAAATACCACGCCTAATTCGTGGGCTTCATCACGTAAAGCCTGTATACCCGCCTGTCCTTCAGCCAGCATAGGCAATAAATCCGTACCGGCTTTGCCAAATATCTCCTGTGCCAGAGCTGCTTTCATTGTAACATCTTCTAGTTCGGCCATAGCCATTGATATAGCCCAGAACTGTTCTTCTGGGCTCATGGTACGTAACTCCGCAATATTAAGGCCAAGCTCCCTGAATGACCGGGCATAAGTCTCAAGCCCACGGTCAGCATCAATTATAGACTTACTCATTCGCTTAGTAGCCTTTTCTATGCTACTAAGATCGGTACCAGTTATACTAGCTACGTGTCGCAGTTCGCTTAATGTTTCTACGGCAAAGCCGGTGCGCTTCGCCATCTTTGCCACCTCATCACCAGCGTTTGCAAACTTCTTAGCCATAGCGAATATACCAGCACCTATAGCGGCTCCTACCGCTATCATACCGATACCTACCTTCCGAAAGGTGGCACCCATACGCTGCATATTGGCACCGATACCCTTTAGCTTGGCAGAGGCATTATCTTGGACACCTACTTTAATGTTTAAATCAGCATCAGCCATATTACACCATCTTAGTTATAAGATTAGCTACGTCCTTCTGTGCCTTCATTGTTAGTAATTCCCCTACTTGCTCCAAGGTTATTTCGGGATAGTTCGGCTTAAGCAGATGATGGACAATCACTTTTAATATCTTTGTCCTGGGCTTCTCAAATAATTCTACCCACCCCTGGTCAAACTCATCCTCTATTGCCTCCATGATATTGGCATTCAATTTAACTAAGGTATATTCTTGTTGGTCCCCCAATATTACAGTATTCTTCCCATCCTTAATCATTGTTACCTCCTTTATACGTTCCGGTGCGTCACCTATAAATTGCTCTGGCTTATACGTGTGCTTTTTATCGCTTGCCATCATAGCCATTACCTGACCTATTCTGTATTCAATACGATAAATCTCCTCTTTCCGTAAATGGTACAGCTCATTAACTACGCGGTTGAATACATTAAATGGTAACTGCTCAATGTAATTAAGTGGCCAGCCGGTTTGGCTGGCCACAAATATTACGTTATGTCTTACTCTAGTTATGTTGTTGGCCATTCTAGTGCGTGAATCCCCTGGAAGTCGTAGGAATACTGTACTACCCCGTCCACGGTGCTTGCAGGACGAACATTCGTTATTATCGCTTGCCCACGCCAAGCCGCTGTAGACGGCCCAGGTAAAGCCACTTCTAACTCCATTAGTTCTATCGCTACAGGTGTACCAATAGCTAACGGCGGGCCATCCTTAAAGCCAGATAAACTACCGCTCCACTCCTTCTGTGTAACGGTGAATACTTTATCCTGACCATCACTAAAGCCGGTAGTATCAACCACGCTGGCAACTATATCTAAAGACCATTCCCTGATACCTACTGTTTGAACACCGGCCATTATATAGTCAAGCCATACATTAGTGATGGCGGCTGGGTCGTTTGCTATCCGCTCAATCCCTATAGAAATCGGCAAGGTGGCTGCTGCAAAGGATCCTGCCACTACAGGCATAAAACAGAACTTCCACACATTAGCTACTAGCGCGGGGATGCTACATTGTACCTGTGGCGCACCACAAAGAACCACATTATCTAGTTCTATCCTGTAGTCATCTACGGCTGCAATTCGGTCTGATTTTACCCAACCCCACATCACAGTATAGGGAGCCATAGTGGCGAGTGCTACAACTTCGCTTCCCACTAGACCCAGGCCAAAAAGGGCAGCGATTTCAAACTTGGCCGAAGCGCTGCCTACCTTGTAATCGGTAGTATCCGATGTATCAGTAACATTACCGATTACTTGCTCATCCCATGTATCCTCGCAATCCTCAACTACGAGCGTACCAGTATATACGTTTCCACCCCATCCAGCTAATCTAGCCATGTTCTACCTCCAAAGTATCAAGTTTATGCAGTCGGGAATGTTGCTATAGCACCGTTGCCCTGGAAATCATAGGCGTAAGTTACGAGTCCATCAACAACACTCGCTGCCCTTATAGTGGTTATAATGATAGGGCCAACCCATTTCCTAGTAGCATCACCGTCAGTTTCCTCAAACGCAGCCGCAGCATGTAAAGACCCGACAACTAAAGGAGCTTGGTTCTTTGGGCCACTGAATGAACCTGACCATTCTCTTTGCCCCACGGTAAAGGTCTTATCTTGACCCCCTGTATAGTCCGAGCTATCCAGCGCAGCCGCAGAATAATCAATTGACCAATCCCTGATACCGAGAACATCGCCACCAACATCTACTTGTCCACCCCATCCTGCTACTCTTGGCATTTTATGCCTCCTTAGTTAAGGTTTACTCCAGACATTAAGTTCAAATTCAGTTGATAAATATACTATACCGCCCCACACGGTACTACCTACGCCTAAATTACGCACTAACTTACTTGTTTCGGCTGAGCCATTAAGCGTAGGGTCAGCGGCTATTGCCAGCCATATTGACTTGGCTCCTGTACTATCTATGTAATCCAGTATGGTATTAAAAGCCGATGGGCTATCCTGCTTTGATACACAGAGTATGATACGAAAGGTTAAATCATAAGCAGGCTCGTAGGTAGTAGCGTAACTACTTATTCCAGGCAGGATTAAGGCACAAGGTAACTCCAAACTATCAGGTACCTCGTTAGATGCATAAACCCGTAGCCCTGTGGCTATGGTGGTTAGTATAGTAGTCTTGATACCCGTGCCTATCGTTTCAATACCCACTAAATCCTATCCTCAATATCCTTAGCTATATCTTTAGCAGCATCGTCTACTTTGCCAGCTAGCCACTTCTTAACATAGCTGAACATACCTACTCCTAGAACTTTTTGCTTACTCTCCTCATGACGGGCTGCCATCTTACTAGTACCTGTTTCCAAGTATGGTATATAGCTTGAGCCAGGGCCCGAACTGTACGTCACTATGGCTGAGAATTGAGCGTATTGTATCGGCGCAGCGGCTATATTTGATTTGGCTGTACCCGTCTTACGCACCGTAGCTTTTACTAACTCACGCTGAGTATTCTGGGCTATTTTTTTTAGTCCTGCTTCTACTGGCTTGCCTACTGTATCTTTGGAGGTTAATGTCTTGATTAGCTTATCAGCCCCCACCCATTTGATAATCATACCTATAGCCATTATATATACCTGAAATAATCGTTTATTACGCCCTTAACGTAAGGGTCTTCGTCTTTATAAGCTATCACCATACCCGTCTCAGGGCTTCCCACAGCGTCCTGGAAGGCACTATCTTTTCTTTTCCATGCCCTCATCGCTAATACCAGTGTGGCCTCGTATATGGGCCGTGGGGCTTCGTAAATGCTCATTGGAGTATCTTGTATATGGTTGACAGCTGTTGTACCATTCACACCACGCACCACAACGAACGTGGTGGCGTTCGTAATGCTCTCTATGTAAACTTGTTCCTCATTCGCCGCTACTGCATCCACTATACGCAATGTCATGCCAGCACCTAGAGTAGCCGTTGCTAAGGTGGTTATAGTCGTAGATGCCGCCAATAGCGGGTTATCCCTAACTACTTGCCCCGAGTCATAATAAGGGGTTGCACTCTCGCCATCCCCATAGCCGTGTACGCCGTCTATTTCTACGGCCCGCCTATCGCTGCCAAAGGAGCCGTATGCACTATTAGGGCTTAACTCAAGCCATGTGTAAGGGAACTTGTTAATCGGATATAAGAGATAATCACCATAAATAGGCCCGACATAGGGAGCCATTAGAGACTCAAATAGACCATCACCATCCAAATCTAGCTGGACAGTAACTATGCTTAATAGATCATCTACAATCAGGTGGCCGTACTTACCGTCATAGTATTTTATGCCTTCCCAGCAATAGAAATACCTGTGACACCGCTGGTCCAGGTGACGGCTTGCGCTCTCCAATAACCGACGGTATGGTATTTGTGATGTATCACTGGTTATAGAGGCATAAGAGGCACTTTTAAAAGTAGTTACATCTGCGTAGGCATTGAGCATTTAGACCTCGCTTGACCTGTTTTTAATCCACGGCCAGCCACAGAACGGGCACCACGGCTCTTGAGTCTTAGGGTACGTTTCAAGAGGGAAGCCGTCTACCGGACACACTATCGGTCGTTTTAACGGCATACTCTCTATTGATTTCTTCCACTGAACGAGAGCCTTAAAGTCCATTATGCCAAGTACCCCTCTGAATGATAGATTTTGTTGATTTCGTCTTGTGACATAGCATAATCAACCATTACGGGTGGTGACATCCATCCCTCATAGTAGTCAGAAGCAAGGTCATGTCTGATTCCAAAAACAAGGTCATGACCAGTACATGATTCAGGATTGCGTATGCCACCAGTTGATGAGGTTACAGCTAAAGGCACGCCATTTCGGTAATGACTACAATCTGTGCCGTTACCATTGAATACAACAGCCATGTGCCATGTTGTTCCGGGTGTCCAATTATTAGAATAAGAAGCAGAGCGTGTTTGAGCATCTACGACTAGACCAGCATGGTGATGCCTCTGTGTAAGGTAATAATTACCAGCATTATTATATAGATAGAGTTCCCACCCATGAGCACTCACGTGGTATCTGCCTATTATGACTTCCGAGTTACCAGTATCAATCCAGTTTATCCAGCACAGGATTGTATATTTCCTTGTAACAATATCCATCTGGATAGTATCAGCTTCAGGAGCGTCCATATAATCGGCTGTGCCGTCATACTCTAATACCCATACCCCTGACAGTAACTGTACCCATGCAGGGGCAGCGGCCCCAGCTCCAAAAGCGGCATCACTCCCGTATCTGCTATCATCGGGTAAGCCATCGGGTGGAGTCCCGCTTCCGTAAGGTGACCAATAGCGGTGCCCGTCAAAAATCTTACCTGTTGTTTGGCTCATCTTGCGAACCATCCTCTTTCGGTATTGAACTTATCCCACACCTTGGCGGGTGACCATACATAGTTAGTTACTATCGGGGGTGGGGCTAGACCTACAATATAATCGGCAATCCCCGTGTTAAGAATCACACCAGTGGAGATATTGTCCCGTATATTAAATATGGCATCAAACCAGTTGCCCGTATTTGCCCCTGATGTAACCGTCAGGGCTTGTAACACGCCGTCTACATACAGAATATAGGCACCGGCAATAGTATCCCCTGTAACCACGCAATAATGCCATACGCCATCGGTACATGATACGTCACCAGTGATTTGATTAAGCGCACCGCCGTCCCGCTGTACTATCTCAAGGAAGCCGGTTGTATTTACCAATCGTAACTGTAGGAAGTTGGTATCTGTGCCAGTATCAGAGGTAGCAAATATTGTCTGATTACCCACAGCACTAATTGTCTGTATCCACCCCGCTATAGTTCCAGCGGTATCTTCCTGCCTCCAATTAGCTATAACCAGAGAGGCATAACCACCGCCATCGTACTCTATTACCCACTTGCCAGTTGGTAACAATAGCCAGTTAGGAGCAGCCGCACCAGCGCCAAAGGCCATTTCATAGTTATACCGGCTCATATCCTCAACGACTGCAGGTGGCAAAGTATCCCCTGCATATTTTCTGGGTCTCAATACGTAGCCTGTAGTTTTATCCATTATTCGTTTATCCCTAGCCAGTGCTTGATGTTCTCGTAACGATTGAGGACTTGACCTGCGGTTAGGGCATACCCACAAATGCGATTGAAAGAAGTATACCCATTCATCCAACCACCTGTTCCACGGTAAGACCCTAATCTAAAGTTTTCAGTGGCTATAGTTGGAACACCGGCCGGCGTATCGCTATTATCATATACGCCGTTGATGTAGATAGTCCGTAGTGGCGCTTCGCTGTCATAAGTTCCGACTATGTAATACCAGGTATTTACAACGGGTACTACATTTCCTACTAATGTTCTATTAACTAAGTCGTTTATCTGAAATCTAATAGATGGCGCAGTAGGGTGTAAATAAAGTGCATAACCAGCTGTATTTCCATTGTAACTGCCAAGTATATCTCTTTCAGCCGTTACATCAGCAAAATATACAAAACTCTCCATAGAAAAGCTGGTTGTGAATCTCAGGGTGGGAGTGGCACCGCAATCTACCAGGCTTGACGTTCCGTTAAAGCTCATCACCCTTAACCCACCGGGTAACTGTAACCAAGTTACGTCCGTCATTGTCCCATGATTAAGGTACCTGGACTGGTCAATAAGCGTAACCACTCCTGGCTCAACATCTATGCTATTTTCATGCTGAAATACTATACCTTTAGTTATCATGTTGGACTCCCATAAAGGTAGCGTGTCTTGTGATACATGGCTCTATGTTGAGCAGGAGAAAGGGC